GAACCCCTTAATTTTTCCTAGTGCAATCTTAGCGATTGGATTTGTGGCAAACAATAAATCTGCTAATTTTGCCATACCTCCATCAATGAACTTAACTAAACTGTCTTGTAGAGCATTGGAGATTCTACCTACAAATGAATTTGCAGCAGCACCTATTTGATTAGTAAGTTTATTCAATTCACCGGGAAGATTTGTTGTAAAATCTGCCACGTTTGATACCTTATTAAAATAGTTCTTCATCTTCGCATCGACCTTTTCCATAAATTTGTCCGACTCACCATCTGGAAGAACTATACGAGTGCCCGAAGTATCAGACAAAGATGGTAAATCAAGTGCTAACATGTTATTGTAGTTGTTAGACCTCCTCAAGTAATCATTAAATTTACTATCAGAGAAAGCATTCACCTGTGAATCAGCAAGTGAATTAATATCACCAAAGGTGTTTGGAAATTCATCCTTTAGTAAATTAATTTCATCTGAGAAACCGACAGGATTATCCTGTATGAGTTGCGAAAAAGTATTAATCTGCAAATCAGATAATTCACTCTCCTTTGGAATGGGAGTTTTTTCAAAAATGTTTGCGAACCTTTCGCTTTCTTTTGGTAAAAATTCGTTAGCCATACTTTATTTATCAGAAACCTTTGAGCCCTTTTAAACCTCCTGATGTTATATCAGAGAGACCAAAAGTAGTGGGGATTCCAACTGACGCTGCCTTTGTAAATGAAACAACACCAACAGAACTTACAGATCCAATAGTTACAGTAAAAGTGCTTTCATCGACTATTGATGTTACTGGGTAAAAACTACCAAAATCATTATTCCATGTGACTTTGACTGTATCTGTTTGAGTTAAACCATGCCCGACCACTCCATCCTTCGATCCAGTTTTTGTAATTGTTGCAGTATTACTTCCGGAATCAAATATGTATGCACCAGTCTGAATAATATTTACGTTTGGTGTTAATCTTTCTGTTGGTTGTTTGAGTTCGATTAATGGTGCTTCTTCTTTTATTGAATCACCTGTCTGTGCTATATCACCTTTGATATTATTTGTAAAACTTTCTGCCTCTCCAACCATGTTCTGTATTGCACCTTGAGAAAAACCACTAAAGTCAAAATTTTGAAATCCAGTTGGATTTGGTATAGAGTTTGTTTGTTGATTATTAACGTCATCGCCAAGCTGATCGTTTACAAGACTCTCATTTACTTCCAATCCTTCTCCAGATCCAACTCTATTTTTATCGTCAGCATTTACTGATGCAGTGTTGAGTTGATTCTGCTCACTAAATTCTTGTTTCCCGTTTTGTGTTTCTGTATTTTCTTTATTGAATCCTGAACCTCCATTCAATTTACTTTCAACAAACTTATTATATGCTTTCGTTGGTGATAAGAGTCCAATAATAACTGGATACCCCTCATCCTCTGCCATAAAAAATCCAAACACAATATCATACTGAGAAATCTTGCACGATTTAAGTCTACCTGCAAATCCTGATCCATCTGTCACACCAAATAAAACAGTGGCATTATGCACCTGTTCATCAGGAACATTATCCTGTTCAGAGTATGTTCCAAATATACGAACTTTATATCTCCAACCCCAACCTTTACCATCAAGTTGAAGTTTTTGTGCCTTCTTAGATACAACCTTGCCTATCCAAAACTTAAGTCCATCACCAAAAAAATTTGTTTCTTCTCGTCTCATTTCTTTCTCCTACCATAAGTATCTCTGACTAGAGTAAGTGCAGTGACTGATCTCTTCTCATCAAAATGATGGCACAAATGAAGTATGATATATTTACCACTTTGAGTCTCATCGAATTGACCTAGATCTTTATTATCACTTGCTGTTTCAAGTTCTATTTCAATCACATCACCTGCCTCTAATTCAACATTACAAGGTATTTGAATACTACATATCTGAGAATGAAGAAGATTATATCTCATGACAGAGAGGGCCTGCCATCTTTGTGGATCATTATTAATTGAAAGTGATGGATTCTCCTCAAGACTACCTCTATCTAAGATATGATTATTCGTCTTTGTGAAACTTTCAACATCATCTGCAAATGGTGGTGGATCACCTAGTGTCTCTTTCACACCATCTTTTTCTAAATCGTATGTCACTTCTTTAACGATGAAAGTATATGGATCAAAGAAGAAGTTACGACTTCGATATGTTCCTGACTTAAGTGCCTTTGCAACGTCTTGGTCTTTTGTAAATATAGGTTCCATCATTATCTTATTATCATTATCCTCAGTCCCAGTTTCAAAGTCAGATTTTAATGCACCTGTATAATAAACTTTTGTCTTTGGTTCTTGTTTTATTAACTCATCAATTGCCTTGTATTTAAAAGCACTCTTTGTTTGATAGAAAAAGTAACCTGCATCTCCTCCAACAGGAACTGATCTTCTACATAAATCACGAACAATATTTAATACACCTCTACCCCTACCAGTGAAATCATATTTATTTTCAGTGGGATCAACTTCAATTCTATCATCAGTTAATTCTAATTTTTCTTTTAATATTTTTTTGACCGTATCACTTATCTTTCCTTTAAACTTGTCAAAAACTGGTAATTCATCATTTGCCTTTTCCTTTTTACCTTTCAAATCTAACATAACTGTTTGACGATTTGCCTCCCTTGATATGACAGGACATCTATTTACTTTAAATTGATTATCCTTACTTGTAAAATCAAGTTCTCCTGTTTTGGTAGTTATTTTTAAACTTAAATCCTCATTACCCTCTAGAGGAAGTGCTTCTTTGACGGGTTTAAGAACTCCATTTTCATCTTCAATATTACCACCAGCATCCACAAAAACAAGGTTAGCAGTGACTATTGGAGAATATAAACTCTCATAATAATCTACTGAAATAGTACCAGCATTTAACTCAACAGGTTGTTTCCCCTTTTTAATGAGTTCTATCTTATTATATTTTGATGGTGCGTTAGCTGATGCTGCTGACATTATACTGTGACTGTAGTTTGTACGACCTGAGTTTTATTAACAATAATTGTTTTTGTTTTATTCTTCTTACCTTTATTTAACATGGCAACATCATCAAGTTTTTTCTGAGTGACTGATCCGGGTTGAAGTGCATTTATTTCATTCAATCTATCATATCCAATCGCTTCTGCAATCTTACGTTTGAATACAAACTCACCGGGTGAAAGTAATGTGGGGATGCTATCTTCAATATTACTTCCACCGTCACCTGCTTTACCAGATTCTCCACCCTCACTCATTTTTGGAACTTCGGTGTTCTCCTGCATGCCTTCTACTACACCTTCTTCCACATCTTCTGATGATGCTTCTTCGCCACCACCCTCATCAACGGGGCCAAGTTCCGAACCATCTTCAACTTCAGCACCCTCTACTTCAGCACCTTCTTCACCTCCCTCTAAATCTTCACCATCTTCATCTTCCTCTTTGTCTTCTAATTCTAGAACAGCATTTTCAATTTCATCAGGATTTAACAAATCTGTTTCAGACTCTGCTGCATCCATTTCAACAAGACCCTGTTCTGTCATCGAATCTATCTCACCTTGTTCTCCTTGAACCATTGCAACATCTGCATCAACTGCATCTTTGTTTGCCTCTATTTGATCTTGTTCACTCTTTTTACCAGTTATAAAATCAACTATACTTTTAAAACCATCAACTATACCTTTTAGAAAATCAAATGCCTTCATGATTGGTTCCTTAAAGGTTTTAAATACTTGAGTATATGTATTAAGTAAGTATCCACCTAAGATAAGCACTGCTGCTTCCATCAATTTATCAAGCATACTACCACCTTTTAGTGGAGAGGACTCTGGTTTGATTTTCTTTTTAGGTTTTGTTAATTCTAGTGCTTTCTCTTCTGCAGCAATTTTTTTTGCTTCCTTTGCCTTAAATATTGTTTTTGCTTTAAATGCTTTCAAACGACTAATAATCTTCGTGTTTTTGGTAAGAACACTTTTTATATTATCAGCATTTATTTTGAGTTTTTCACTCCCTATTTTGCTTGCAGTTGCTTCTGTCATACTGTCATACCTAGAACGTCCGGAGTTGTATTCATATAATCATTTAATCTATTGTATGATGAAATAAACTCTGATGGATTTGCTGCTTCATCGGCAACGTCAGCAACTTCTGGTGGTTTTGACATGATAGGAGTGGTAGGTACATCCACAAATTCAACTCCTCCATCTTGACCTGCTTCATCCTTCAATGTATTTAATGTCTCTGTGTTATGTTTGATAGTTCCAGTAAATGGCATCTCTAACATTTCTGGGCCACCTTCACCAACTAAAACTCTATCACCCTTAGTCACACGTTTACCAACTTTTGCTGCAGTAACCTCACCCTGTTCCTGATCTTTTTTCGCATCACCAATGTCTTTTGCTATAAGTCCTACATCAATCGCAGTAGAAACAGCAGTACCAACACCGGGAATCATAGATGCAGCACCGGATCCAATCTCCATTAGTGCACCTCCCCAATCACCTTTCCTTAATCTATCAATCGCAAATGCTGCACCAAGTCCTAATCCAACAAATGGTATTTTCTTTAATACTGATTTACCAGCACCTTTTCCTACACTCTTACCGACAGTTTTACCAACACTCTTTCCTACAGTTTTAAGTCCTTTAAATCCTGATTTGATAAAGTTTTTTCCAGCCTTAAATATATTTTTTCCAAGTCCCAATACCTTACCCACACCACCCTTCAAGAAGTTTTTAACCTTCTTGATTATATTTCCTATAGTAGCGAATACTTCTGCTCCTTTTGCACCAATATTTTTTAACTTACCACTTAAACCCTTAAATACACCTTTCAATCGTTTTGGCAACTTTAATAAATTCTTTGCGAAACCAAAAATTTTCCTTGGTATATTTGTAAGAAATTTTACACCTTTTTTAAAAAGTTTGAATAAATTTTTAATCGAGAAGAATCCCAGAAACGCTAGGGATGTTTTTAGGAACCACGAAGCACCTTTGATAATAAACTTAGTAAATCCTCTCCATGCATTCTTAAACGTATCTGATTTCATAAATTCAAATACTGCATTACCAGTTATTCCAATAAGAAGGAACGTAGCAAGTTCAATCAATTTGTCTGTCATAGACTTGATTGGTGCCATCCCTTTCTTTGCTTGATCTTTTATCTTACTTCCTAGACTCTTCTTCTCTAAACCTTTCTCTTCTGCTTTTATTTTCTGTTTACTTGAATCCTGTTGCAGCATTGCAATCTCTGCCTTCTCTTGGTCAATGCGAGCAGCGAAATCTGCCCTTAAGATACCACCTATCTCTGAAAGGGATACGTTTGCTGCTTGTATATCAACTTCTAATGTTTTGAAAAGTTTTCTTGCACTAATTGTCTTCTCTTTCTCTTTTTTTAACTTTGCTTCAGACTTTTGAAACTCTTTGAGATTTATGGCTGCCTCTACCTCCGCAGCTGACTGCAACTTCTTAGGTCTTCCTCTTCTTTTTTTCGGTGCACTATCTGCCTTCTCCTCAAGATCACCCATCTTGGTGGTTTTTATCTTTGGCAGTGCTTTTTTTGCCATCTTACATGTTACGTTGTTGTGCCTTTAAATTCTCTTCTTCAATATATTGTTTGAGTAGAGTGACGTACACATCTCTCTCCCAAGGCATCATGTTTTCAATCTCAGTTATAGAATATTTATGGTGTTGCAGTAAAGCAAAGTTTACCTTATAGTATGACTCAAGGTTTGTATGAGCCATACCTAGTTGAAAAAACTTGCCAGTCCCTCCAATTTCACCTTGCTTGTCTTCCCTGTTTTAGGATTTGTCACTTCAACAATATGCTCTAATTTGGGCATCGTTTCAAAGAATGATTCAACTTCTTTGAATTGCTTAGTATTCAACTGTTCAATAAACGAGTTCAATTCATCAGGTGAACTGTCCGCAGCATCCCAACTTTCCTCATCATCATATATCATATCTATACAAGTTGATAGCATATTGATTGATTGAGCAACCTGACTACCCTCCTCATCAGTATCAAAGTTTGCATCTATAAACTGTTGCATTGATGGGTACTTCAATTTCATGGAATACTTGTCATCAAGTTTAATAATGTTTTTATGACCCGGTGTCTTCTTTATTTTAATATCATCAATATTAATAGAGGTATCAACAGTAGTTTTTTTGTCATCTGGGCATGTGATAATAACTTCAACTGTCTCACCAACGGACTTAGCACGGATATTTAAAAACAAATATTCAATATCAAAACTTGGTAACTTTGTTATATCTACACCCTTTGTCTCAATACAATCTCCCATAATCTCAACTATCGAACTTGAAATTTGCTTGGCATCGTTTGATTCAAGTGCTAGAATTAATATTTTTTCTTCTCGAACAAGAAATGGACGATACTTAATTTTCTTGTTATTTGATGGTAAAGTCAATTGATACGTTGGAGTATTAATCTTAGGTAAAGGCATAATTATCTAATCAGTAGTTTTATTTAGTAGTATATCATAAACCTTTCTTATTTGCAACAATGTACCTATCATAATTGAAACTTACATTAACCTTAAGAAGGTCTGCTGAACCATATTGAACTGGTATCGGTGTTATAGATTTGGGGAATGCATTAATAAATTGATATCTCAATATTCTCTTAGCATTCTTTTCAAACTTACTTATAAACATAGTATCACATTTGTAAGTATCTGGATACCTCATCCTACGATAGAATGGTTTTTGAAAATCTGCTACCTCTCTTTCTGCACCACTAGAAATATAATCCATCCAACCTTCAAATATATTCAACATAGTATAATCATCATCAACATAAAATGTAAAATCAATATCAGTGTATAAACGGGAATGAGCAAACTCTTGTGGTATTCCCATAAAATTATCCTTTACTTCTGCTGTTGCAAACGCACTTGCTGGCAATGATGCATCACTACACAGTAACCCAGCCTCACGACTGATGAAATCTTGTGCATTGCTCATTCTCCTATTAAATTTTAAATATCTTATCACATTACCATTGAATCCAGCAAAATGAACTTGATATTGATTATTTAAAGATAGACTACCAAATTTTACTTTGGCATCATTCATTGTGATTTTCTGTATAAAACTCACACTAAATACCTTTATGACTTTATTATAATTCTATTTATGTCATATAAGGGAAGATATTCTCCCACATACCCAAGAAAGTACAAAGGAAACCATACAAATATAGTTTATCGGTCACTTTGGGAAAGAAAGTTCATGGTTTATTGTGATCTGAATGAAAATATACTTGAATGGGGGAGTGAAGAGATTGCGATACCATATAGATCTCCTGTAGATAAAAAGATCCATAGATACTTTCCTGACTTTTATGTCAAGTTGAAGGAAACTACAGGTAGAATAAAAAAATATATCATTGAAGTAAAACCAAAGAAACAACTTAAACCTCCTACAAAACCAAAGAGACAGACGAAGGGTTATCTATATGAGGCATATGAGTATGCTAAGAATCAAGCAAAGTGGAAAGCTGCCACTGAGTATTGTAAAGATAGACTCTATGAATTTAAGGTGATGACAGAGGATGAACTAGGAATCAAATGAGTCGTATAGCACCAGCTTTAGATAATCTAATCGGGATCGAAGATCCTGATGATTTGATGGTGGAAATTATGGATCTACTTAGTGAGGGTGGTGCACCTCAAGTAGGTAACTATTATCTGTTTGTTTATAGACCAAAAACTTCGGGTATAAGATATGATCAAAACCCTCTCGTTGCAGTTACTAATGTATACTCATGGGGTTTCAAAGGAGTCAATTTTCACTGGGGTGAGTCGAGAAATTATACTTACAATGAGATAGTTGGTGGCACATATCAGATTACTGCTGAAGAGATAAAAGATCTTCAAGCATTACCTTTTGGAAAATATCGTCTAAATAGTTAAAAAAAGAAATATATGCCTAATTTTCCTCCTAATTACGCTGAACAAGAGAAGTTTTATGCATCTGAAGAATATCAGACAGGTGCAAAAGCAGCGATTGCAAATAATCAACCTTTACCAACATACGAAAATCCAAATCCTGTTTCAAATAGTAAAGTAACTTCACAACCACGTCGAACCTCAAAGAAGCGTGGTGGTATCTTGAGATACCCAATGGAAGCATTGACAGGAACAACAGATTATCTACAGATTGATATAAAAGAATACAT